GCTACCGGGAGGCAGGGTCAGCAGCACACCGGGCGTCAGCAGCACGAACAGAATAGCCGGCACGATCAAATCAGCCGGGCGAAGAGACACGCGCAGCACGAAGCGTGCCAGCACATAGTACACCAGCGACAGGACAATCGCGTGGATAAAGACCGTCTTCATGCTGCACTCGCAGCCTGGGAACAGCTTGAGGCTCGGCAGGGCGAGGATCAGGCCCGGGCTGAGCAGAGCAAACAGAATCGCGGGCGTGAGCACCTTGGGACCGGTGATATCAATAGGCATTTATAATACGCGATGAAAAAAGTTAGCTCGAGTTCCGACTGACAAACTCGACAAACTTGGGAAAGGTTGCTCGGTTGAGGATCGAATTCGAAATGTGATTATCCCCGAGGTACGCCTGGAGTGACATCCACATGTTCAGGATGTGCTCGCTGTTCCAATCCTGCCACGCCTGAGGATCGAGCACAAGCTCGTCATCGTCATTGTTGTCGTCGTCGCGTGCATCCTCAGCCTGGAACGCATCGTACGCGTATTCGTTGTTGACACCCATCGTTTCTACTTGCTGTGTTGGCGACCCACGTCCTTAGGCCTTGCGAACTGTAAGCACCTCGCGCTCCTTGACTGGAGCCGCGTCGAGGATCGTCTGGTAAGCACCTTCGACCTGAGCCTCGTTTCCACCGAAAAAGGTGTGAAGGCCTGTGAGTATAACCTCTTTGGTAATGCTCCCCTTAGACTCCTTCTTCTGGTAGGACACCTTCTGGCCGTCCACCTTGACGTCCGTGTCAATCGCCTCCGTCTTCATATACTGCTGAACCTCGGATCGAAGCTCCTTCTCACGCTTGTTGAGGACACTAATGTCCGCGCGAGCAGCTTTGAGCTGAGATTTGAGACCGAGCCACTCGGTCATCGTATCACGAATCATTTAGAATGACGTCGCATGTTTTTTTTATCTATTAATACTCATTCTCGATCTCAAACTTGGGACGCATGGTGTCGGGCGGGATGGTCGACATGTTGAAGATGCTCACCGGGTCACGGGGGTTGGACGGCTCGGAGCGCTCCTGGCGGTTGGCATTGCGCAGAACGCCGCCAATCGTCTCGGGGAAGCCAATCTGGGCACGGGGATCCAGGAAGTTCTGGCCGGACAGAATGGCGTCCGGGCTGAACTGACCGAAATCCTCAGTCGTCACCACCTCCTTGGGGATCAGACCCACGTTGGGGTCGGTGGGCGTCTGACCAATCTTAAACCCGCCCATGATAGAACCCATCACTGCATCGAACGGGGCAAAGCCAGTCGCACCCTCACCATCATCGCTCTGGACCGCCGCAACATCACCACCCTGGGTGATCATGGGGCCAGACTTCTCAGCGCCGACCACCGTGCCCATGGGGGCAGACTCGAAGCCGCTGCGCTGAGGGGCGAACAGCATCATCGTAATCAGAAAAAGAAGAACCAGGATTGCGAGACCTTTGCCGTCCATTTATATTGTACGCCGACTTTTTTTACAGGTCGACCTCTGGCTCCTCCTCCTCGGCTGCTGGGTCATCGGTGAAAAGGTACTCGCGGGGAAACTTGGGCTTCTGGGGCGCCTTGACACGCCCCTGGACAACCTTCCATACCGGCTCGAAGGCGCGCTTGGTAAACACGAGGCCTGACAACTCGACGAGAATATCAACCGACGTGCTCGATCCAAACTGGGTCAGATCGACACGGGCCTTCTGGGTGTCGTAGAAGGTGGTGACAATCTCACCCTTGATCGTCACAAAGGACGCGGACAACTCATACTCTGGGGTGACGCTCTTCTGGTAGGCGGTCGTCACCGTCTCGTCGGAAATCTCCTTGCCAAACCAGAGCACCTTGGAGTCCTTGGCCTGAGCGACGATCTGCTCATCAATGTCCGAGAAAAGAGTCAGATCCTTGGCAATGGTCACGGTCACCTGGTTCCCCTCGGTGACTGCCAGCTTCACATTGTTCACCTGGTGAACGCAACGTTCACCACTGTCCTGGGTTACCTTCAAAAAGTATCGGCCGTCAGGAAGCTTTGATGGAATTCCGTACAACATGTGTCCATAAAACACTTCTTGGCTCTAAGTAATGAGCAGTACACCCCCTGCTATGCCGAGCACGACCGCCAACTACTGCGGTGATCAGTACAACAACAAGGGATGTGCGTGCATGCCTCAGGTGACTGCCGGCCTGACACCCGCCACACAGTCTGCCGCAAACGTGACGCTCATTTGTGCTTACCGGGAGAACGGGATACAGTACGGGTGCGACGCAGGGTGTTGCCCTGGAGGAACGTGCACTGGAACACCAGGTACGAGCAGCACAGAGGCGTCGTCGATGATGGCGACCGGGACGACGGTGGCGACGGTGGCCGCAACACGCAGGGGGGTGAACAAGAAGGTCTACTGGGCGATGGTTGCACTGGGTATTGCATTTGCACTTTTTATGTTTCTTGCAGTGGGGTATGCGAGCACGCGCAAGTAGAAAAACCTTGACAACAGGTAGATGGATGCACTTCCTACACCGAAGCAGGCATATGAGTATATGATCAAAACGACCGTGTACGGAAGTGTCAAGCTGTGGCACGTGGTTCTTTTCCTCGTCCTCGGACCAACCCTGACGTGGCCGATGCTCGTTTTGCTCATGTTTGTGTTTGGTAACGAAACCAGAAAAGCACTTAAAGATGTGGTAGGTATAGTAAGTAGAAATGGAGACCTCAACCAACGACCTTCTGACGACCCTGCAGGTGGAGATCAAGGCGCTGCGCAAGGACCTGCGAAAGGTCAAGCAGCTGCTCGAGGACCCCTCCGGTGAGAAGGCAAAGGCGCGTGCGACCAACAATGGCTTCAACAAGCCCCTGGATGTGTCCGAGAAGCTGCGCGCCTTTTTGAAGCTGGGTGTCGAGGACAAGGTGTCTCGCAGCCAGGTGACCAAGCTGATCAACGAGTATGTGACGGAGAAGGGTCTGAAGGCGGGCCAGCAGATTACACTGGATGCCAGCCTGCAGGATCTGCTTGCCCCTCCCGCGGGTACCCAGATTACCTTCCTGAACATCCAGAAGTACATCAACCCGCACTACATCAAGCCGGTTGCTGAGCCCAAGGCCCCAAAGGAGCCCAAGACTCCCAAGGAGAAGAAGCCGGCGGCCGTCATTCCCGAGACGCCCGTGTCTGTGACGCCTTTGGTGGCCACTCCGTCGGTGGTTGCACCTGCAGCTGAGAAGCCCAAGGTGGCTCGTCCGCTTCTGAAGAAGCCTGCAGCCCCTGTTGCCAAGTAAGGACCTTAAACATAGTCTACGTGTAATAACAAATGGAACCTGTTGAGTTGGTTGATCCACCTCCGCTCGCTCGTGGAGATGTCGAACAGCTCGTTGGTACAAAGATTTGTGATTTGTCTTTGTATCAGCGCGCCTTTACGCATAAATCAGCATTGAAAAAGTACCGTGGACTTGCATCGTCGTACGAGACGCTCGAGTTTATGGGTGATTCCGTTCTTGGGTTTATCATCACGCGTCACTTGTTTGACAAGTACCAGGATGAGCAAGAGGGGTTTCTAACCAAGGCGCGTACGAAGATGGTGCGTGGTAAGACGCTCTGTGAGATTTCACTGGCGCTCGGCCTCCACAAGTGGATCTTGATGGACGACAAGGGCATTCGGAACAATTGGCACATGAATCCCAACATTCTCGAGGATGTTTTCGAGGCGTTTGTCGGTGCAATCTACCTCGACCTCGGGATGGTCCACGCCAAAAAGTTTGTCTTTGCGTCGTTTGATCGCGTCGAGGTGACTCTGCACGACGACAACTACAAAGACCAGTTGATGCGTAAATGCCAAGCGGCCAAGCTCGCTTTGCCGGATTATCAGGTGCGTCAACAGTACCCGAACGGCACGTTTCACATCGAGGTGATTGTCGACGGCACGCCGTGCGGATCGGGGTTTGGTACTACGAAGAAACAGGCGGAACAGAATGCGGCTGAGATTGCGCTTAAACATAGTTAGCGCATGTGTATGAGATATGAATGAAGTTCACCCGCGCGTGAAGCAGCTCCTTCAGCAGTCCTACGACGATCAGCGAACGCCCGAATGGCACGCCCTCCGTGGAACCATGCTCACGGCGAGCGACTTGGCAACGGCTATCGGTGATAATCCCTACGAAAAGCCGAGCGATCTCATCGTGAAAAAGTGCGGCCATAACAAGTGGAACGGAAACGCCGCAACGGCACATGGTACACTCCTCGAGCCTGTCGCGCGTGACATGTATGACGCCAAGTACAANCAAAAGTCGCACGAGATTGGNCTGGTTCAACACCCGGTACACAAGTGGCTTGGTGGTTCGCCCGACGGCGTCACCGAGTCGGGTCGTCTCATCGAAATCAAGTGTCCCTTGACACGCAAGATTGAGCACAAGTGTCCCAAGTATTACCTGCCCCAGATTCAGCTTTTGCTGGAGGTGCTCGACCTCGAGGCGTGTGATTTCATCCAGTACCGACCGGCTGGCTTTCTGAGTCCCGAAGCACCATTGGAGTTTGACGTCATCGAGATTGTTCGTGATCGCGTATGGTTTGCGCGCATNNTNCCGCGCGCCAAGGCGTTCTGGGANGAGGTTCTCATGCGTCGCCAATATGGTCTCTGTGAGGTGGTTGNCGATGATATCGAGACGATNGATATCATCGCAGCCGGTCTTCTTAAGGATTATACGTGCGAGATTGTAAACGACGACGATGTCCCCGTGCGTCCAGTGCAAGAAGAAGGTGGGTCTCATGGCACTTACGTGTCGCGAATGCTCCGAACACTTTTGCACAAGGTGTATCCAGTTGGAGATGCACCAGTGCCCAAAGTTGGACGGCCGGGGCGTGTCCGAACGCGCGTTGCTTGAAAAGAAACTGATCAAGGTTGTGGCTGCGAAAGTACAGAAGATTTAACGTCAGAGGCGGGATCCCAAGGTCGCAGACCTTGATCTTAGACGCCCGTCTTCCGGCGGTACATGAAAATCAAC